CGGTCACCGGCCTCTATGGCGTGACGCAAGCCTAATTGATTGGGGCGGCTCTCGGGTCGCCCCAGTTACATGGAGACGGGAATGCGCGCTAAGAAAGATTTCCAGTTCAAGGCTAAGCATAAGAACCCCAAGGGTGGCCTCAATGAGGCTGGCCGTAAGGCTTATAATGCAGCCACTGGCAGTAATCTGAAGCGCCCGCAGCCCGAAGGCGGTTCTCGTAGAGACAGCTTCTGCGCCCGAATGAAGGGGATGAAGAAGAAGTTGACATCTGCTGAGACTGCCAAAGATCCGAATAGTCGGATCAACAAATCACTCAGAGCGTGGAACTGCTGACATGCGTGGCAAAAAGAACTGGATTGCTGAAGCCGTGAAAAAGCCCGGCGCACTTCGCAAAGAACTCGGTGCCAAAGCTGGCAAGCCGATCCCAGCAGGAAAGCTGGAGGCAGCCGCTAAGAAGCCCGGTAAGCTGGGTCAGCGCGCTCGTCTCGCTATGACTCTGAAAGGAATGAAATAATGGCTGATGCTGTTAACTCGCAGACCCTGTTTGACGGTGACAGCCAAGCCGTCATGAAGTTCAACAACGTGTCCGATGGCACGGGTGAGACTGCTGTTCTCAAGGTCGATGTCTCGGCCCTGAAGGCCAACTTTGAGGGCAAGACCTGCACTGGCGTTTCAATCCGTAAGATCACAGCGATGATCAACGGCATGTCGGTCAATGTCTTATGGGACGCTGACACTGACGTGAGCGCAGTTGTGCTTGCTCCGGGCATGTACACCTTCAACTTTGACGACACCGCCATTCTTGGCAACAACGCAGGCACCGGCAAAACTGGGGACATCATGTTCACCACCATTGGTGCTTCGTCTGGTGACACGTACAGCATCATCCTTGAGATGATCAAAACCTACGCTTGAGAGGCTTAGCTATGATTACTCGCGCATATCAAAACGCCAGTGGCGAACGTCAGGAAGTTACCCTTTCTGCTGACCAGTGGGACGCCCTGACAGAGGCCGACCTGAATAACATGCTGGGCTTCGGTAAGGCTGCCGCTGCCGAGCCAGCCAAGGCTGCACCCGCAAAGGTTGCCGCTAAGAAGAAGAAATAATGCGCGGGCGCAAAGAGTCGCGTGTGAATGAGGCTGGGAATTACACAAAGCCCGGCCTGCGCAAGCGTCTCTTTGACAGCATCAAAGCGCGTGAGACGCATGGCACCAAGGCAGGGCAGTGGTCAGCGCGCAAGGCACAGCTCTTAGCCAAGGAATACAAGGCAAAGGGCGGTGGTTATGCCGATTAGAAAGCCTCAGCAGTCTCTCAAGGACTGGACCAAGCAGAAGTGGACCACGAAGTCTGGCAAGCCTTCCAGTAAGACTGGAGAGCGTTATCTGCCTCAGGCTGCTATTAAGTCGCTGACACCGGCAGAGTATTCAGCTACAACTGAAGCGAAGCGCAAGGGCAAGAAGGCCGGCAAACAGTTTGTTGCGCAGCCTAAATCCATTGCCAAGAAAACGGCGAGGTTTAGATGACGACGAGTGGAACATACGATTTCGGCCAGTCCGAACAGATCGATATCATCACTGAGGCGTTCGAGCGTATCGGGCGTAATGCCAGCACACTGTCTGCAAACGACATCGATAGCGCGCGCCGCTCCATCAACTATCTCTTTTCTGACTGGTCGAATAACGGCCCGAACCTTTGGGCTGTTGATCTGCAGTCGATCACGCTGACGCCGGGAACTCTGTATTACGATCTGGAGCCGCGCACCGTTTCGATCTTGCAGGTTTATACCCGCACCACCTCAGGCGGGATTAACACCGACCTGATGATGTCGCCGATGAGCCGCGCTGAGTATGATGCTATTCCAAACAAGGCGCAGCTCGGCCAGCGCCCATTCCAGTATTACTTCCAGCGCACGATCACGCCTCGCCTGTATATCTGGCAGGCTCCGCAGACTGCTGGCGTGACCCTGTTCTATCACAGGATGAAGATCCAAGAGGATGCTGGTGCATTCACTGATAGCATGGACGCACCAAACCGCTGGATGGAAGCCATCGCCTCTGGTCTCGCAGCAAAGCTGGCTGTTAAGTTCCAGCCTGACCGCCTTGAGTTTCTTCAGGGCATGGCTGATGTTGCCTACAATCGTGCTGCGGCAGAAGACCGCGAGCGTGTTCCGCTGCGTATCACCATTGATCAGTGGGGGTATTGATGCAGTACGGATTCGGAAAAGGTCGCAAGCATCGCACGCAACCGAAATTCGACGCCAAAGACCCGCGCGGCATTGCCATATGCGACGGGTGCGGATTCCTCGTGCAACACTCCCACCTCAGGGAAAAGAAAGACTATCGTGGCGGCTCGGTCCCGGTTGGCCTTGGCATTTGGGTTTGCGCTTCTTGCGATGATGTCCCTCAGCCATATTACAGGCGTCTCCTTCTTAGGCCCGATCCTGTTCCGTTGAAAAACCCACGTCCCGATTACAATCCCACCTATTACGTTTTAGACGAAAATGGGATACAGAGGATCGTCACTCAGGACGACGAGCCGATCATTCAGGAGAGTTAAATGTCCGACATTAAAATTTCCGATATGCAGCCTTGGGTCGGCGCTGTCACAGGCAACGTCGAATTTCCCGCTGTATTTGGAAACGAGAACTACCGGATCGCTCTCAGCCAGCTTTCGACGAGCACATTCGGCTTTGGCTCAATGGCTCTCCAGAACTCGGACGCCGTCATTATCACGGGTGGCAACATTGCGGTTACAGCCCTGTCTGGCGCAATCACCGTAGCCAATGGTGGTACGGGACTTAGCACTGCGCCGCAGAATGGCGAGCTGCTCATCGGCAATGGCACGAATTATACGCTGTCAACGCTGACCGCTGGCTCTGGTATTACGATTACCAACGCGGCTGGGACAATCACAATTGCTGCATCGGGTGGGGCAGGGACTGTCACGAGCGTTGACATGTCCGTACCGACTGGCCTTCAGGTTAGCGGGAATCCTATTACCACGTCTGGCACGTTGGCTGTTACATTCCAGTCTGGCTACTCAATTCCAACGACTGCAAGTCAGGCAAACTGGGACGTGGCTTACGCAGAACGTCTCCAGTGGGATGGCGGCGCGACCAATCTTGTGGCCTCTACAGGCCGCACCTCTCTTGGCGCGACGACTGTCGGCTCAAACTTCTTCACGCTTGGGAATCCGGGTGCTGTCACGTTCCCGCGCATCAACGCCGACAATAGCGTTTCTACGCTTACTGCGGCTAACTTCCGTACTGCAATCGGTGCTGGCGAAGGCACTGTTACATCCGTCTCTGGCACCGGCAGTGTCAACGGCATTACCCTGACGGGTACTGTGACCTCTTCTGGCAGCCTTACGCTTGGCGGCACGCTGTCCAACGTCAGCCTGACAACGCAAGTCACTGGCACCCTGCCTGTCGGTAATGGTGGTACTGGCACCGCGACAACACCGACCAATGGCCAACTTTTGATTGGCAACGGCACTGGCTACGCATTGAGCACCCTCACTGCTGGCTCTGGTGTTACGATTACCAACGGCGCTGGCACTATCACGATCTCTGCCACTGGCGGTGGATCTGGCACTGTCACATCTGTCGATGCCTCTGGCGGCACGACTGGCCTTACATTTACCGGCGGCCCAATCACCACATCTGGCACACTGACCCTCAGTGGTACGCTTGACGTAGATAACGGTGGTACAGGCCAGACCACGTATACTGATGGCGAGCTTCTGATCGGCAACTCCACAGGCAACACGCTGACTAAGGCCACCCTGACGGCGGGCTCTGGTATCTCGATCACGAATGGCTCGGGCTCTATCACTATCGCTGCTACAGGCGGTGGTGGGTCGGGTACGGTCACATCTGTTGACGTATCCGGTGGCACAACAGGTCTGACCTTTTCGGGTGGCCCAATCACGACCAGTGGCACCATTACGATGGCTGGTACGCTGGACGCAGACAACGGCGGTACAGGCATCTCCAGCTACACCACGGGCGATATTCTGTACGCCTCTGGGGCAACCACACTTGCCAAGCTGGCAGACGTTGCAACTGGCAATGCGCTGATCTCAGGCGGCGTGAGCACCGCTCCGTCATGGGGTAAGATCGGCCTCACCACGCACGTCTCTGGCACGCTTCCTGTTGGCAATGGCGGTACGGGTGTTACTGGCACACCGACCAACGGCCAGCTTCTCATTGGCAACGGCACGGGCTTCTCGCTTGCCACGCTGACGGCTGGCACCAACATCACGATCACCAACAGCGCGGGCGGTATTACGATTGACGCTACGGGCGGTGGCTCGACCCTTGAGGGTGACACCGACACTGCAACGCCATTTGAGACCTCACTGGGCTATCAGGCTGGGAACTCAAATACCGGCGTAAATAACACATTCATTGGCTATCAAGCAGGTCTTGCGAACACCACTGGAATTAACAATACGGCGGTTGGTTTCAAAGCTCTTGATGCTAATACCACTGGGCAGTCCAACGTAGCCGTTGGTAGCGACGCACTCGGGGCGAACACTACTGGTGTATTTAACGTCGCTATGGGACACACAGCCCTTGGCGGGAATACCACAGGAACTGGCAACACCGCGCTTGGATATGGCACGCTGCCCTCTGGAAACGCTTCAGGAAACACCGCAGTTGGCTCAGGCGCATTAGGTTCTAACACAACAGGCGCGCCCAATACTGCCGTTGGCAATAGTGCGCTTAATTCAAATAGCACTGGTTCGTATAACGATGCCTTTGGGTATGCGGCACTCAGTTCCAACACAACAGGTATTCGGAACGTATCTTTTGGCTCCACGTCCCTGCTCCAAAGTTCTACAGCCAGTTACAATACCGCCATTGGCTATGGCTCGCTGTACAGCACTACGACTGGCGCAGATAACACCGCCGTAGGCTATCAGGCGGGATATGCAGTTACTACTGGTGTGGATAACACCATAATTGGGTACAATGCCGCTAATTCAGGCACCAATAACCTTACCACCGGTAGCAACAACATCATCATCGGGAACAGCGCAGCCGCGTCATCAGCCACGGTTTCAAACGAAATCACGCTCGGCAACGCAAGCATCACATCGCTGCGCATCCCCGGCCTGCAGGCTGGCAAGACAACCGGCGATGTGCTGACCTTTGATGGCAGCAAGATCGTCCTGCAAACGCCATCAGGAGGTGGCCTGCTTGGCGATACTGACAACGCAACGCCATTTGAGACAAGCCTTGGCTATCAAGCTGGTAACGTAAACACTGGTGTCAACAACACGCTGATTGGCTATCAGGCAGGTCTGGCCAATACAACTGGAACTGACAATACTGCTGTCGGCTTCAAGGCCCTTGACGTTAGCACAACTGCCACAGGTATGACGGCGATTGGTAGCAACGCCTTAGGAAGTCATACAACGAATGTTGGCGGTCTCACCGCCGTCGGCGGTGATGCGCTTAGAAGCAACACAACGGGAATGCGGAATGATGCGTTTGGCAATTCCTCATTGTATTCCAACACCATTGGAAGCGATAATAGCTCCTTTGGGCAAGGCGCGCTTTACAGCAGTATAAGTGGGGACGCCAATTCTGCTTTCGGCTACGCATCTCTAAGGAATGCAAACAACAACAACAACTCCGCATTTGGTACTTATGCTCTTTACGGGGTGACGAGCAGCGATGGCAATTCGGCTTTTGGTTCCAACGCTGCCTATAATACAACCAGTGGTACTGGGATTGCCGCTTTTGGGCACCGCTCCCTTTATACAAATACGACAGGAAGCCACAATACAGCATTCGGCACGCGGGCTCTTGAGTATAACACAACCGGCACCCAGAATACGGCTGTAGGCCGATACTCTCTAAACGCTAACACAACGGGTCGTGACAACACCGCCGTTGGTTATAACTCTATGGTTTCCGCAACCAGTGGCGCTTACAACGTAGCCCTTGGTTCGCTTGCCCTAAACACGCTTAGTAATGGTCAGGAAAACGTTGCCGTTGGTTATGGCGCGGCAGTCAGTTTAACCGGCGGCGGTCAAAACGTAGCAGTCGGTCGCGCCGCTTTGGCCACTGTCACAAGCGCAACAGACAACGTCGCGGTTGGCAATCTTTCCCTTAACAACTCAACAGCATCTCAGTTGACGGCTGTTGGGTCTGGCGCACTTCAGAGCAACACGACGGGGGCGAACAACACCGCCGTTGGGTATTTTGCACTTCGTGGCAATACAACCGGAACTGATAACACCGCCGTTGGCTATGGCGCGCTTGATGTAAGCACTATTGGTCAGCGCAACACCGCAGTTGGTGCTAATGCTCTGGGCGCTAACACAACTGGCCGAGACAACGTCGCGGTTGGTAATAATGCTCTTCTGGCAAATACTACTGCGTCAAACAACACCGCCGTTGGGTCTGGAGCATTGGCTGCCGCTACGACAGGCGGTTTTAACACAGCTCTCGGTAAAGAGGCATTAGCATCTAATACGACTGGATACGATAACATTGCCATTGGTATTCAGTCGCTTTTTTCCAATACGACTGGCTTTCAAAACATAGCAGTCGGCACTTACGCCCTTTACAGCCAACAAAACTCTTACAGCAACGTGTCGATTGGGTGGGGTTCTGGCAACGGCACAACAACCGGTGATGAGAACGTATTTGTTGGCGACACCGCTGGATATTACGTCACTACAGGGTCAAGTAATACGCTTATTGGCGCTTATGCAGGTGTTGGCTCTAGTGGGCCAACCCTCACAACCGGCAGTAACAACATCATTATTGGGAAGTTTGCTCAGTCGTCTTCCAATACTGTTAGTAACGAAATCACCCTCGGTGATGCTAATATCACCACCTTCCGTATTCCGGGCCTGAGCGTTAGCTGGACGGCGAACACCGTTCCGTTCCGCAACGTCCCGGCAGTGGGCGCTCAGACCTCCACCTACACCTTGGCTGTCGCGGACGTTGGCAAGTACGTTGAACTTGGTACGGGCGGCGCGATTGACGTTCCAAACAGCACCTTTGCAAACGGCGACATCGTCTCGCTGTTCAACAACACGACTGGCAACATTACAATCACGCTGAACACAACCGATGCCTATATCGCTGGTGACAACACCAACAAGGGAACAGGCGGAACTATGACGCTTGCCACCCGTGGCGTTGCTACCATTCTCTTCATCAGCGGAACGCTCTGCGTTGTTAGCGGGAATGTCACGTAATGGGCGGCATCCAAGGCATGATGATAGGGCGTAAGCCTGCTGGCGGCGGGGGAAGTGCAAACCCTCCGCCGACGATTGACATCCTGCTTGTTGCCGGAGGTGGCGGCAGCGCAGCATTTGCAGGTGGCGGTGGCGCTGGTGGGGTTGTTTATGAAACCTCATTCGCCGTCACAGGTGGCGTTTCTTATGCAGTTACTGTTGGGGCTGGTGGAGCCGGGAGTACTGGATCGGCAAGTTCGTCTGGGACCATTGGTGCAAATGGCTCTAATAGTTCATTCTCTAGCTTATCTGCCATTGGCGGTGGTGGCGGCCCATCTCGTAGTG